TATGTTAAAAGCTATCGCATCATTGGAGCTTGAAGTTGTCGATATCATCTACAAATTCCAGATACCCATCTTCAACGCTTTTTAAAACAAGTAAATGCTTAATTCCCTCACTTAATGAGGTTGGCCTTTCAAGTACAAACTCGAACCCATCCTCGTGAATTTTTCCTAACCAATAACCACCGCCATATTCTTTAAGCCTTTGAAAGAAAACATATCCTCCAGGCTTGAAATAATTGAGTGTCTCGTCTCTATAAACGATTTGGTAGTTAGGTACTTTGCCACCCATTTTAGCCACCATGAATACTGTATTTTCATACAGTATAAATTAAAGCAAATGTTGGTCAATTTTGAAGGGTGAAATATCACTTCACCTCCTGTTGTGGTGCTGGCAGTGGCATCCAGTGGGTTACTTCCTTGAGGTGTAGGTCATTACCATCACCATCATCCCAACAAGGCTTCTCATCATCAAACCAGTCAGCATAAATTCCCACCTGAACATTAGGAATGCTTGCCAGATAATGTGTTCCACTAAAATCGCCAGCTAGTACATACTCACGATCAGGCATTCGCTCACTACAGCTTATCCAACCATCCGTAGTTGCCGGAGAGTTGCCAGCCTGAACGGTAGGCATATCCGGACCTTTGCGAATCGCCCTAGCAAGCTCGATTGGGTCATCGTACAACCAGTCACCTGTTTGCGGATGATTAGCCTCTGCCAGTTGAGCAGCCCACTCCAGTCCGTCTTTGTGTCCTTGAAGATAGTCCAGCGGTAACTCATCACGATTACTTACAGCTTCGGCCACCTGAAGCATGGCGGCGCGGCAGGAATTCATAAATTCCAGCGCAGTCACCAGGTCGCGCCTGTTGACCTTGCAAGAATGCTCATCGATGTGGTGCCATTCACTTAGATGGTCTGCCTGATACTGGAAACGCTCAATGATGCCACTGATATCTTCCGGCACTACCGGAACTGGCTGGGCGTGACGATAGAGCGGGATATCTCCCACCTCCTGGTTTTGTTTACCCCAAATCAAAGAGGTTTCTCGACCCCTGGCAATATGATGAAGATTTCGTTCGTCGGTGAACACAACGGGGTCGGCACCTTTCTCCGCTTCGAGCGATGCCAGCGCTATACGCGCCAGTTCGCGCAGGTTTTCGCTATACGGTGACGTGTTATCACGACTGATTACGTGGTTCGCCGTATCAATTAAAATCTGTTTTTGCTGTTCTCTGGTAATAGTGGTCATGGGTTATCCCTCAGCCTGCCGTGCTTTCAACTTGGTTAGGGAATGTCAGGCTCTCATTAAAGGCCGCTCCGATACGCATTGCGGCGGGGATAAATTCGCTTTTCCCCTTATCTACTTCATCAAAAATTTCGTCATAGCGCGTCACATCAAATAGCGATACTTCACAATCGCCAGTCGTCGCAAACGCGATCCGATTTGAGGGACACTCCGCCAGTAGCTTATTGAGTTTCTTTACCCAGGCTTTTTCCTGTTTCGTCAAAGTAGCCATATCACTCCCCCTCAACCTTGATGCCAGCGGCATGGATTGCATTAGCACATTCATTTCTCATGCTGGATGCACCATCAGCAAATCCCTCGTACCGCTCAGCAGTAGAGCCAAGAACTGGAAGTTTAGGGAGGCAAACTGTCCGCGCCTCCAGCTCTGCTATGCGACTCTCGGCACTGTTTGCACGGGTGTGTTGTGTAATAAGCGATCGATTCGCCATTACTAATTTCTCGCGCTCTGCATTTAATGCAGCCGCCAGCTTATCTGCGCGGTACCGCTCATTATCAAAGCTGATACGCCAGTTTTCCCGCTCCTGCTCTGCGGCTGCCAGTTGCTCCCGTGCCTGTCGCATATCATCACGCAGCGCCAGCGCCACGGCTTCGATCGCGTCTTTTTCCCGCTGGAGTTGAATATTCTCGTCAAGCAGCGCCAGCATGGTGGCGGGGTTGGCTGCGGCAATGTAGGCAGTGTTGTAATGGTCTTGCTTATCATCAACATCATCACCTTGCTCCACATAAGCCAGGTGTTTGGTATACCCATCTTCATCGGTAAACCAGATATTTTCCTGCTCCATTTCCCACGGCCCTTGTGTCGCCCTCTCCGCCACTTCACGAAGCGCACGTTTGTCGATGTTCATACCGCACCGCCTTTACGAGGTTGGGCGGCGAACTCGCAAACTGTTACACCGCCTTCTTCTGTGTAATCTGCTGACGAGATATGCAGACCATGAACAATGCTGCCGTCGTCACGTTGAATGTTGCCAACCCACAGCAGTCCGTCAGTAAAATCACCGTACCCGGATTCATGACCGTCACCACATTGTGAACAAATTAACTCAATGTCCGATGGCTCAAGGAAAATTTGTTGAGGGACAAGCACGTAACCATCAGGGATTGCACTTGCCCGCACCTCAGCCAGCGCCGCGTATTTAGCCTCAAGTTCCGCATAATCACTATGACGCACCATATCAGTACAGAATGATTCTCCTGTTATTGGTGGTGATAACTGGTCACTGACAATCGTGTATATTTTCACTTCTTTCATTTCTTCCCACTCCGCAACATTGCATTCAGATATTTGTTTTCATTAACAGAACCGAAACTATTTCGCTTAAGCATTTCTTCGCGTGGAATATCGTTGATGGGTTTGAAGCGGTGTCGAATAATCATTTCCGATGGAAGGATGCCGGGGTCGTAGGACAAACCTCTCATGATGAATTCCTCAGTTATTGCTGATAGCGCCGTAACGCGAACGGTAATTTTTAAGGCGCGGGTCTGTTTCAATGAATTGGGTGTAAGTGGCTTTGCGGAATGGCCGGATGGATGTCTGGTAAATTCGCTCGCGTTCTTCTTTCTCTGCAAGCCATATACAGTGGCGAAATTCCTTTTCCTCTTTCGTTTCCTGCGGTAGTGACATTATCAGGTCGTAGTTTTTTCTGAATTTATCCAGCACCTCCGAGACGGAATTGCCGGAACAGCGGCGCGGGTCATTCGCACCATACACAGGCGCTGGCATAATTTACTCCAGGGTAGGTTATCCGAATAATGTGGTACGTATAGGGTTATTTCTTTCGTAAACGTGATAGCCTGCTTTTTACCGACTCTTCACTTCGCCCGAGAATTTTTGCTACATTTCTTTGTGTATAGCCTGATGAGATAAGCGTCTGCATTCTTTTGTCTTCGTCGTCGCTCCATCTTGGCTTAACGAATGCCGTTTTTAATGACAGTTTTTTTGCTATGTAATAAAACTGATTTATGTTTAGGCCCAGATGTTCTGCTGCACGGCAAGCTACCATGCGACCGCAAACTGACTCCATCTCTGCTGGAGTTATGTTTAATCTTCTCATTAAGCCACCTGTTTAAGCTCATTTATTCTGATATTCATTACCTGAACGCATTTTGTCTGCGCATCATCGTGACCAGCCAATAATTGCCAGTCATGCTGATAACGCTCAATGAGTTTTTTCTTATCAGTTTCTGTTACTGCATATTCACTGAAGTCTTTCAGGATTTGTTCGCAGTCAACCGATGGAGATTTCTGGTTGGTATTTTCTGGTGATGGTTGATTGCATGATGCTGGCATGGCCCAGTCCGGCAGCGATGGAGGGAGCCAGTAAAATCCTGTTCCATCCTTCAGTTTGGCCCTGTGCCACCCCTGCTTTTTATCGAGAGATGTTTGTGCGAAACCTTCCTCAAGGTTATACAGATACCGACCGATTCCCCACTGAACGGCAGCACGCTTCATTGCACCTGAACGACCACCTTTGACGGCTTCTACCTGCGTGTTTTCAGCAGCATCCCATTTGGTTACCCATTCGGAATCAATCTTGATTGATATGCCGCATTCAACTCCGCCGTTGTTGGGAATATCGCGGTATTCATTGCGCCATCCTGCTTTGCCGCAAACATCGTCCAGGCGTTTCATGATTGCCCGATTCGTGACATAAGCCAGCACCATAGCCCACACCTTGCCATCGCGTGTTTTGCCGCTTTGCTGGATGCGCCATTCAATATCGTCAGCAGCGAATGGCGCATCAAAATCATTCAAATCCATAAACACCTCAGAATGGTAGTTCGGAAGGATTAGCCAGGAACTCGCCTTTATTCATTCGTTCACGACGAGCCATATCAAGACAGAAGGACTTCATCGACTTATCACCGGCCTTACGCCAGTACATTGCCTCAGTCAGGTGATACTGACGTTTTATCCTGCTTAATTCTGGCGTTCTGGCTAAGTCTGTAGGAATCATTATCTTTCTCCTGTTCTTTCTGCTGATTGAGCATGTCCTGCATAAGGCGAATAAACGCATCGTCTGACCAGGTATCTGTAATGCTCACTAAATAATCTCCGGCTCGTTTTTATGGTTAAGCACGATATCTACCAGCAGGTCTTTAAGTGGCTTAGCTTCGGTCAGTGTGTGGATGTGCAACTTGCCGTCTTTGTTAACTGCTGCTCTCCATGGCTTTCCGTGGTGAATAACCAGCATTCCTGGAGTTACGCACTGGCGAATAACGGTTAATGTGTTTTGCATAACGCCTCCAGTTGCTTACGAACAGCACGAATAAGACGGCGAACACGTTTGGATAATTCGGATTCAGCGGGATAAAAAGCGGACATGACGCCGCTACCCGCGAGGCTTAGTTGCATCATGGGCTGGTTCCTTATGTTGTGTGTGATTGCATAGCGATAGAGACTCGTGAATCTCTGTTGATATGCGGGCATGAAAAAGCCGCACTCAGGCGGCTTCTGATTTCTCTTCTTCGTAGCGCTCGATAATCTCGTCGCTATAGCTGTTTTCCGTTAGATAGGCGATGATTTCATCCATTTCCATCTCAGCAAAAGCGGTATCCAAGAGGTGATGGCAAAACTCTTTAATTTCGCCATAAGTGTTTAAGTCAAACTTAATAGTCGTATTATCTTCTTTGACGGTTACTTCTCTCCATCCACCATTTGATGAATAAGTTGCAACTTTTCGAACGTCGATTTCCATGCTTTCCTCCAGGCAAAAAGAATGCCGCCCATATAGAGCGGCAAATAACATCAAGGGATGATTTTTCGATTAACCAGAACGAGTCGTCGTCCTCGTTTGGTTACGAGCGATATTGCTCGCAATGCGGAATCACAGAATCCGCATTAAGTGCATCACTCACACTCTACAAACTCACCATCTTTATCCAGTTGATACCATGTATTCGGCATAATACCGTTCTCGCCAACCTTGCTTGCTCGAATATGAATTAACTCGCCATCTTCATCTCGATAGCAAAGCACAATAGCTCCGCCTTCAGATGCCCTGGCTTTTCCTTCTATTCCGAGTGATGCCGCTACGGATTGCGATCCAGACACTTCCGCTGCTGACTGGTAGCCAGTGTTGGTTGCTGCTGACCGGT